TCCCCGTCCTTCGGCACCTGCGCCTCCACCTGCGCCTTCAGTTTCTGCCAGAGCGGATACCCGCCTTGGCTCGTCGGGAGCGAACCCAGCAGGTTCACGATGGCGACGGCTTCGGCTGGCTCCATCACAAGCGTGAGTATTTCAAGTTTGGCTTCCATCAGACGCTCCACGGCAGCGGCGGCGAAACAACCGGCGGGTTGATCTGATTCTGAATCTGCTGCTCCACCGCAGCCTCTGTTGCCGCCTTATCCACGCCGTTCGCCCAGACCCAACCGAGGACTTGGTCGAGCGTGAGGTCAGCGTAGGGGGTGAAGGACTTGTCCTTCTGAAACGGCACGGAGCAGGTTGAGTAGACGCTTCCGTTGTAGTCTCCGTCCACGCCGTTGCAAGACCAATGAACGATGAAAACGACATCGGTATCGCCGTCCTCCTGCGGGAGGCAGTCAAGTTGCGAGATGTTCCAAGTGATAGTGGTCATTTATTTAGTCTCCAATGCGGCGACTTTCGCCTTTGTTTTTAATTAACTTAACCGAGTGACAATGTAATCCCAAGTTGTGCTACCAAATCCAGCGCCAAGCACTAACTGAAGATTAAGACCAGAAATTGCAAAATCCATGTCAGTTACACCGCCTGCGTTGTCTTGTACCATCCGTTTAATACTTGCGTTTGCGCCATACGAGGTTGCAAACCCAACAACATAGTTGTTTTGACTTCCAGATTGCCGCACAGAAACAAGATATGTTCTGTTTTCGTTGGCGTTGGAAAGAGTTACAAAAGTAGTTGTCGTGCCTCCAGAAACCGTAATTTGTCCTTGCGAACTTGCTATGAATCCACCAGAAATAAAACTAATTCCTTTGCTTGCAGCCAGTCCAATGTTTCCTGCGCCGGGGTCAGTCGTGGTGCCTACTGCTAGGCCACCCGCCGCCGTGATGCGGGCGCGTTCGCCGCCGTTGGTGAGAAAACCAATAGCAGTTGATGTCGTTGTGCCTGCGTAAACAAGCCCCGCACCACCTGTGAAGTATTTGTATACGTCCGTGGTGCCGTTTAAGTTGTACGCAACCGTGCCTTGAACGGTCAACGTGTTTGTGGCTGTTGTGGTTCCAAGCGCAAGTTGACCCGACGCATCCAGCGTCATCGCCTGCGTGAACGAGATGCCGTTGCCTGCGGTGCCGGAGGCTGCGTTAAGCCATTTGTGCGCGCCGGAAATTTGTTCGTAATGGGTCGCTGCGGCAGTTCTTGCGTAAATCCAATTTCCGGTAGCGTCATAGTAAGCATTGTTGGTAAGCAGCGTATTACCGCCGCTAGTTGGACTGAAAATAGAATTTCCAACTGCCCCAACTTCTATCGCTTTGAAAGAAGCGTTCCACGCACTCGGCGTTACGCCCAGACCGAGGTTGCCGGAGGAGTCGAGGCGCATACGCTCTGTAAATCCGCCGTCATACCACGCAAAAGTATTGTCGGCTGGACTACCAAAATATCCGCGTGTGTCTGTTCCTCCAGAGTTTTCAAATATCAACAATCCGAAGCCATCAGAAGTTCTGCCACGAATTTTGAAAACGTCTGCTGACGAACCACCACCAACAATGGCTTCACCAACAACTTGCAGTTTTGCACCCGGCGAACTCGTCCCGATGCCGAGGTTGCCGGAGGAGTCGATTCTGGCGCGTTCGGCGCTGTTGGTAAGAAACCGCAACGAGGTTGAGGCACCGACGGCTTCAACCTTGTAAGCGTTGGCTTCGGTGGACATCTGCCCATATACCGTTGAGCCAGCCTTGAGGTTAATAACACCCGTGACGCTCCCCGCTACCTCAAGCGTGGTGTATCCACCTCCGTATGATGTAGGCGAAGCCGTCCCGATGCCGACGTTTCCAGCATTGCTGATGCGCATACGCTCTGAAACAGATGTACTACCAGACGGAGCGGTATAAAACCGAAGGCTTGTCGGAGCACTAGTGCTTGACCACGCATCATCAGCAAGACCTTGTATTCTTGCGCCTACCGTATAAGTAGTTCCTGTTGAGTAAAACTGCCAGTCAAGGGCTGGCGCACCTTGCCCGTCAAACGATGGGATAACCGCACGTTGCAAAAACAGGGGAGTTGTTCCTGTAACTGCTGCTCCGCCGTTTACGTCTAATTTTTGCGTAGGCGAAGTCGTCCCGATGCCGAGGTTAGTCCCATCAAACACCAACGCCGTCCCACTCGTCGCCACCTTGCTGCCGTTCAAGTACAACACGCCGTTGGCGGTGCCGCCGGAGAGGGTCAGGTTGCCGGAGAGGGTCTGCGTAGATCCCGTGAGCGTAGTGATGTTGGCTGAGGCAATGCTCAGATTGCTGATGACAAGGCTGGTCAGCGTCAGATTGGTGATGCTGGCAGAGGTCGCTGACAGGTGCGTGATGGTCGCAGAGTTAGAAGCAAAATCCGCGATGTAGTTCAAACCGTTGACGATGTCCGTGCCGTTTGAGACAAGGACCATCTTCTTGCCAGTCGGTACCGATACACCCGTCTGACCCGACACCTTCACCGTTACAGCGCCGGTCGAGTTGTTGAAGATGAAGTAGAGTTTCTTATTGGCAGGGACGATCAGGTTGGTGCTTGCACCGCCAGTCCCGGTCAACTCGATGTACATGTTCCGGGCAACGCCGGTCGAACCATTTGGGATGGTGATCGTCGTGTCAGTGCCAGTTGCAACCGCCTGAGTCACATAGCCAGAGATGGCCTGCTCGATAAGAGTACCGAGGTTGGTGTTGGTCGTATTGCCCCAAGTACCAGCCTGATCTCCAGTGCCGATGAGTTCGATAGCAAGATTAGTGCTGTAAGTACTAGCCATTTTTCATTACCTCACGCCGCAATTTGTGTCCAATTTGGGTTTTGCGACGTACTGATTTCGTTCCAATTCGCCGTTTGAGAAGTGCCTATCCCAGTCCAATTTGCATTCTGATCTGCATTAATAATAGTCCAGACGTTTACGGTACCTACAACACCGGTTGCCGATACCCCAGAGACTACAACATTTGCCCCGGCGGATGTAGTGACCGTGCCGACTGCACCGCTTGCCGATACACCCGTGACGGGTATTACGATGCTAAGAAGAACCTCGACCGTCCCAAGCGCCGTGGTGCCCTGTACACCCGTGACCGAGAGGATTTGGTCCGTGACGACAGATACTGTCCCCACCGCTCCCGTAGCCACAACGCCCGTCACAGCCGCCACAGCAGCCGCTGCAACGACTACATTTCCTACCGCCCCGGTGGCCGAGACCCCCGTGACAACCGCCGTAGCCGACGCTGCGACCGTAGCGGTACCCGTCTGACCCGTAGCCTCAACGCCGGTAACAGCAAGAACTTGGTCTGTAACAACAAAGACGGTGCCCGTCTCGCCCGTAGCCTCAACCCCTGAGACAAGCGCCGTACCACTTGCCGCCACCGTGACCGTCCCTACGGCACCTGAAGCCGAGACCCCGGTAACCGAGATGACTTGATCTGTAACGACAAAAACGGTACCCGTCTCGCCCGTAGCCTCAACGCCTGTGACGGGGACATTTGCCGCCGCAAAGACAAGAACCGTACCGGTCTGGCCTGTAGCCTCAACCCCTGTAACTACGGCAATCGCAGACGCAGCAACGCTTACCGTGCCGACAAAACCTGTCGCGGTAAGATTACCAACACCTTCGCCCCAGCCTTGTTCGCCCCAGCCTACGCCAGAGGCGTTCCAACCGTCGAAGGCGACTATGACGCCTGCCACGGTCCTTTGCCTAACTTAATTAGGCGATACGAAGGATCGCGGTCGTCGAAGTCGCAGCCGGGAACTGGATGGTGAAGTTACCTGCCGTCGAGGTTTTATCCCCGCCGAACGCCAGAACTGCCACAGCCTTGTTGCCTTGGGTCGCGTTGTAGATCAACGCACCGTTGGAAGTCAGCGTGGCGCTGTCCCAAGTGATGTCGTCGAAGTCGAGCCAAGCAGTCGTACTCGTAAAAGTCGGAGCCTGCGAGATCGTCAGCGTCTTGCCACCTGCTACGTAGTTCGTACCGGACGAAGACACTTCGTTTGAAGTGGTATACGCCGTAGTTGAAGCATCGAGCGTAGCGGAGGACGTATATAGCGCAATCTTGAAGACATCCGCAGCCGTCGAAGCCCGAATCACACCGGTTCCGAAGTTGTGGATACCGTCCAGAATCTCGACCTTGAACGATGTCACCATTGCCTGAGAAATAGCCATCTCAATCTCCTAGATGCTTTGCAGCATCACTGAATCCGTTTTCAATAAGAACACGACGCGCATTCATCCGTTCAGACTCTTGCGCTTCTTGCAGGTACTTCACAAGTACCCGGTTTAGTTCTTTCTCCGTTTGTACACGAAGAATGCGGGTGGTAGCCCGTTCAGCAATCTCTTCCGGGGTATACCCCCGGTTGCTCGTGGTCTGGACAAACACATGCCCAAGTTCCATGTGTCCGTCCATCAAGTCACCTGTACCCGAACCTGACCAGAACGATATGCATCCTGACGATCCAGACCATCGCCCAGACGCTTCAATTGAGCAACGGCTTCCTGATACTTCTGGTCGTAGTACTGCATCATGTCGGCTTCGCCCTTGAGATAGGTGTAAGCCTCACGGAGTGAACCGTAGAGAAGCACAGTCTCAAAATTATCCCCGACCCATGACGTACCTGCCGTCACGATTGAAGCCGGGTAATAGTAGTAGTGCAGTTCAGCCGTGTACGCAAGATCCGGGGTTGGCCCAAGAATCATGCTAGCGTTGTTCCAAATAGCGTAGTATTTAGGCTTGCCGTACGAGTTAGGCGGCGGGTACGAAGCGCGGATGAAATTCACATCCTTGTTGAGCAGATACTCGTAATCGCCCGTAGTAGGGTCAATCACCGCTAACGAGAACGTTGAGAGCCAGTCCGAAGGCAACTGAAAGTACTGTAAGTTAATAGTCATCGTCCCGGTCACGTTCTTGCGAATAGCAGGAATCTGAACGGAGTTATAGATTCGCTCTTCAGCCAACTGTACGAACGTTGGGATATTGGAGACGAACGAAGACTCTGTGCTCTCACAGTAATCTTGGATCAACGTCACCAATGCCGAATAGTTCACGGCGACCAGCCCGACCTGTACTTCATGTTGGTTTCAAGGTTGATCTGCGAGACAAACTTAGTGCCCTTCGTCGCAGCACCAGCACCCTTCATCTTCATGTGGGTGACGCCCTTGTTCACATCCTTCTCAGGGTAGCCATTGCGACCCGTCGAGTCAGTGTTCGGCTTGATCTTGTTCATGTTGTTCATAAGGCTTACCTCGGGCCGCTGGAGCCACGCATCGGGCTGCGCTGGTTCATCACCTTCGCCATACCACGACCGTACTTCTTCATGTCGGTGTTGGTCTTGCCACCCGCACGAAAGCCCTTAGCGTTCTTGCCGTGAGCCTTGTTCGCCGGAAGTTTAGCGTGTTCCTTCAAAGTCATAGCCATTTCAAATCTCCTAGGTCGTTACGACCGTTACAGTCCCTACTTCACCCGCCGGAGCGAGCGTATTAGGGGTCAACCCTACATCGTAGGAACTCGCCCCGCCAACCGGGTTCCAGCCCCACTGGATCATTCTACTACCGCCTGCGCCGTTATTGCCTTCTTCAAAGTAACTCAGGTCAGGTCTTGGGTTCCTAAGCGCCTGCGGGTCATCCACCGGGTAGAGGCCCAGCGACAACTGCGGCTGATCAGGCTCCCAGCACTCTGGGCAGACCAAGATGTTTACGTTCTTGGTCTTGATAACGAGGCTCTTCAATTGTCGCAATTTGTACCGAAAACCGCATCGGTCGCACTCCGCGATAGCATGTTTGCCACTTGCAAACCGATTTGGCATTAGTAGCCACCCAAGAAACTCTGGCGGGGCACAAACCGCACTGCCGCCTTCTCCCGGTCTTCCCCTGCCGCCAAGTCCCAAGCCTCGTCGTACTGGGCTTTCAGGATCTGTGTGCGGACATCTGCACCCGGAATCTTCATGGAGAGCATGTAGGCTAACCCCGCTACCAAGCAGGGCATAAACCGAAACGGGATATCCTGACCGTTAGAACCCACACCGGGATCAAACATCCGCACAAGGCGCGTGTAGACGAGCGTCCAAGTGGTCGTGTTATCAGGCTTCGGCCATACCGTGTACTGCGGGTACACGATGACGTTATCAGCACCCGTGGCTCCAGTACGCCGATTGATCCAGATCTGGATGGGGCGACCCGTCGCGTTCTTGTTTGGGATGGACAGGTAGGTCGAAGAGGAGATACGCGAGATGTTGATGTCCTGTTGATTTGTTCCCGTGCCTGTGCGGATCACATGGTCAAGCAGGTCAACCGTATCGACAGGAAGGTCATACGTGCCTTGGTTGTAGGTTAGGGTCTGCGTACCCGTCTCAAGCGTCCAAAGGTTAATACCCCGGTTCGCCCAGTCCATGAACAACAAGGCAAGGCTGCGCTTAGAGGTACGGAAGTCATAGCCCGTACGCAACTCAGCCCCACAACGCTCAAAAGCCTCCTCAATGATCGTATTAAGATCAAGGTTGAACTCGGTTGTGGCTGTAGTTTTGTCGGCCATTTACATCCCTCGCCGTCTGTACGGCTTCACTTTTTCTTTAACACCTTTGGGCTGCGCGACGAACTGCTTGCCTTGGGCTTTACCCTTACGCTTGGCTGCGGTGGTACGGGCATATTCCGAAGGCGAGAGAGCCTTAATCGCAGCCTCTGGAAGATACCTTTCGCCCGTGTCAGAAGATCGTTTACCACTCTTTGTTCTCCATTTCTGCTGCCCCCAAGCCTTGAGGGACTGTTGAGGAGCCTTCATCCGCGATACCCGCCGCCTTTGGCCTTATACTGCTTCGCCAGCAACTGTGCCTTGCGGGCGCTCCATTGCCCTGCGCCAGTACCCTGCACCGCACGGGACTTGATGGACTTGAAGAGGCTCTCGCGCATACCCGGCTTGGTGTAGTTCCCGGCCTGATTGACCTTGCTCTTCACCTTGCCACCCTCGGCATGACGAATCGGCTCACCCGTGCCAATCACGGGCTTGTTGTCCCCACGACGCTTGGCACGGGGGATCTTGCTAGGAGACATAGCACCCATACCACGCGACGGCATCATCAGACAAATCTTCCCTTAGTCTTGCCCTTGACGGCGATGCCATCAGCCCGCTTAGAAGCCGAAGAGACCGAGCCGCCAGAAGCGTACTTCTTGACTTTGCCGCCATGCTTGAACACGCCACGCCCCTTGAGAACGTCAGCGCGGGTCACCTTACCGTCGCCAGTCAAGTCAGGCATACCGCCCTTTTTGTAGCCCGGAGAATCAGATTCAGAACTGCGCCCAAATCGCTTTGCAGCGCCACGCATAGAACGGTCGAGTGCTTCTTTATTCCGCCGTATACGTGAGTACTTTGCGTCCACAACTCCGTCACTAGCGTCTTCCAAAGCCGCACCAACTCGAAGATATTCTTCTTCGTCTTTTGGCCCCATAGTTCTAGGCGCGGGACCACGCAAAGAAGACGGAGCCGTATCCGTATCAATATTCTCGTCAATTATCTTGCGAAAATATTTACTTCTTGGCGATCCCGTAGTCTCCTCATATTCCCGAAGAGTACGTTCAATATTCCCCTGCCGTTTTCCACGCGCAGCAGTACCGCGTTGCGGCCCGGCCATTAGCACTTACCGCCATGAGCCATCTTGACCATCTTGCCCTTGGTCTTGCCCTTAGCAGTGATGCCATCGGCACCCTTGCGGTAGACCGCGCCGCCTTCCTTGTAGCCCTTCATCATTGCACGGCCCATCGTGTCCGGCGTACGACGCTTCATGGCGCGACCGGCCTTGTCAGCCATACCTTTCATTTTCATCTTCATTTCGACTTACTCCTGAATTTACGGCCTTTGTCGGCCTTGGTAAATTCCTTCGCCACCTTGGTCGGGACCCCGACTTTTTTAGCGAAGGTTGGATTATGGGCGGCTGCCCGCATCAGATTTGCCTGTGCTTTGGACTTGCTTGGCATCTCAGCACTTCCACGCACGAAGCGACTTGTTGATCCGGCTATCAGGGTCGTTAGCCGTCTTGGCGCTCGTGAGCTTGCGCTTCATCCCAGACATCCGGGCACAGAATGATTTCTTACGAGCGCCGCCTTCCGGCTGAGGACGCTTTAGACCCGGCTTACCGGGGTTGGCACGGTTATAAGAAGCCCGACCTTTGGCATTCAAGCCGCCAGCCGGGTTCTTGCCTTCTTTCCGTTGCCAAGCAGGGGTCTTAGCCATAAATCACCATCGTCGAGATAACGGCTGACGGGACGATGTAGATGCTGGTCTGAAAAAGCAGACCCTCACCGGGCAACAGCACGTAGTCCGGCGCAGTGGAACTCGCCTTGGTGTTCACTGCAATCTTGACCGGGCCGCTTGCCCCACCGTCATAGAACGTCACGGTGCCTGCGCCGCTATCTGGGACGATGTAAATCGCCTTTACACGAGAGCGACCAATAACAAGGCTATTTTGATCTAACAAGTCACCCGCAGTCGTAGCAACTTTGCTGGCTAAGACATCTGTCTGCATACCCATTCTGAGTCTCCTGTAATGGATGAAGGGGGCTTACGCCCCCCACGAAATCTTACGGGACGAGACTGGCGTACAGGCCGATGTAGAGCGTGGTGCTGCCGATGAGAACCGGAATACGACCTGCCTGAACCGATACCGTGCCCGAAACCGAACCGGTCGTCAGTTTAGTGCTGCCAATCGTCAGAGTCGTGCAAAGCAGGTTGGTGATGACGGCGGAATCGCCAGCAATTGGGCCTTCAAAGCCATTTGCCGAAGTTACCGGCCCCGTGAATGAAGTTCTAGCCATTGAAAATACCTCACATGCGAGTCAAGCCTGCCAGTCTGCATGTCGTCAGTCGGGGCTGTCTGGCAAGCGGATTTTTCCCGATGACTCTATATACGCCGTGACTTGGGGGATGTCAACAAGTTGGTTTGACTTTCTCAAATTCTCTTCCCGCGTGATAACTCGCAGGTTCCAAGGCACGTGCAGCCCGGACACGCTTTCGCCATTTAACGGGATGATGTGATCCACGACATATGGCAC